CGCCCTGGAATGCTTGCAATAGCAAAGACCACACAATCTTCAACTTCGCCTTTATGTTCTCGTAAGTCATATAGATATTCTCTCCTTATTTTACAGTATATGGGCGGTATGTTAGCATTTAAATAAGACATTGCAAGTTAACATTTCCATCTTTTTCTTGCTTGTCTTAATCTAGAATTAGGATCTTTTGCTGCATTAGGAAACATTTTCATTTGCCCTGCAGATCTTGCACAATATGATTTTCTTCTATTCGCAGCTTTACTTCCGGGTTTAACTTTTCCAGTTACTGCTGTTGATAATTTTGATCCTGGATTATCTCTTCTGTATTTTTCAACTCCGGCTTTTGTCATTCCGGCACCAGCTTTTGTAGGTCTAAAATATTTTTTTGTTTTAGGTGGTTGAACATCTCCACCTCTGGCCATTCCTTTTTTTTCTTCTTCTTTTTCTTCTTCTTTAGATTGAGGAGGAGGGACGTATCCAACTTGAGTAGCTTGTGGAAATAATGATTGTGTATAATAACTTTTTTCGTAACTTCCTGGTTTGCCTTCGTATATTTTTGATTTAATAGCTAATGCTCCACCTAATGACATTTTTTTAACAGCTCTACCTGTTCCTCGCTTTTGAATGCCAAGGCTAGCCATTTTATTATTTATCTATAAATAGAGTAATAATTAAAGCACTAGTATTACCTGTTACACCAATACCATCAACAATGCCAAAGCCACCTCTTTCGGCATATAAAATTCCATCCTCTGGAAGATTTAATGTTTCAGTTCCACTTGCTCCAACGCTTACTGGAATAAATACTTGTGTGTTAGTTGAGATACTAACAGTTGTAGCATTTGCTAAACCATTAATAATTGTAGTTCCTGAAGATCCTGTAGATTGAATCATATAACCACGAAGTCTTGTGGGTCCTGCAAATAAAACTGCTGTGGAAATATTGCTTGCCAGTACGACTGGTTTTACATCTGATTTCATAAAATAATTTTACCTTAAAAATACTGGGGCGTAAATACGCCCCAGTATATTAATTTTTAAGCTCCTGGTGAGCCGAAGATTCCTCTAGCGTCAGAAAAGCCGAAGCTGTATCTTTCTCTAGCTTTAAATCTTACGTTACCAGTATCAAAATCACCTTCAATAGCGGTTTTGATTGGTGATCTTACAAATTGTTTCAAACCATTTGGTGCGTCAGTCATGATAAAAAATGCATCTGTATCAGTTAAGTAATGATTCACTCTGTAACCTTCTGGAATCATTCCCATATTTAATATTGCATTAACATCATTCTTAGCAAAGTTATTAGTTTGATTTGTTGATAAAGGAGATCTCAATACTCTCTCAGCAGTAAATTGTAATTCTTTTGGAATAATCAATTTTCTACCTTGAAGAGCTATTTTTAATCCTCTTTCATCTACAAAAGCAGCAATATCAATTAATGCTTGTTCTAATGATGTTTCTGACAAATCGGCAGGAGTAGCAAGTTCATTGCTAAAAGTTCCACCATTTGCTAGTGGGTGAACAGTAGAACAAAGTTCTACACCGTCTCCACCAATAACATTAGAGTCAAATGCATTATTTAATACATTAGCTGCAATTGTTTGTTTAGTTGTTGACATTGAACGAGCTAAAGCTCTAGTGTATCTAGAAGCTAATCTATCGTACAAGTTATCTTCAATAGCTTCCTCAGTTATAGCAAATGCCAAAGCAATTGTTTGATGAGTGTATCTTGAAGTGTAGGCTTCAGTAGCTTGGTCGAATGTTACTCCTGCGCCTTCTTGTTTGATAGCTGCACCCGCAAAACCCGATAACATTACTTCTTCCTCAAACGCTCTGTCTGAAGTTTCAGTTGTAAAGATTTCTGCGTGTTCGTTGTCGTATCTGTTGTATTCCAGGCCGAATAGGGCATTCAATCCTGGCTCTAGTTCTTTAACTAGTTGTGATCGTGATATAGCCATAGTTTATATTCTCCTATTATAGTCCGGCTGTACCCGCTTTATAAGCATGGTTATTAATTCTAACCAAGATATTAGCGTTTGATACAGTTACGTCACTGTTAAATACATCACCTGATATATCAATTGCTTGAACTAAAAATGTAGAATCAGTTCCTGAATTCGCTACATCTAATTGAACAAGGGATATACCTGTTGCAGTATTACCAGTTACGTTGTTGATTGAAAAGTTTTTAAAGATGTCGGCAACTCCAAACACACCGTTAGCATTTACTTCAAATACCGTATCTGGTGCATCAATTACGAAAGCGACAAGGTCACTTGCGTTTATTGAGCTTGGTAAGAAGTTCTTAAACGTTGGTTTTTGAGTTGTCGGATCTGTATAAAAACAGCCATTAAAAACTCCTACAACAGGTGTAGATGTATTAGCAATCGCTCTTCCAATAGTTCCAGAAGCAAGTGGTTTAACCACGTCTCCTTGAAACACGTTGGTAGAGTTATCAGCTGCTACTCTATATCTGTTTTGGGCGTTAATGAATGGACTTCCGTTAAGTTGTCTACTTGGTCTAAGACCAAATCGTTCTGTTACGTTTGCCATTTATTTTATACTCCGTTTATTTTTAGTTTAATTTACAGTAGTTGACTCTTGCCAAATAATTATGACTTTCGTCCACCACCAAAAGTTACACGAGATTGTCTATCAATATTGATAGGCATTCCTGGTCGTTGTTCCTTCATTAAATCGGCATCTATCGAGTTTATTCTATCCTGAGTAATTTTTTTAAAATACTCGGAACGACTTTTGACAATTTCTTCTGGTATCCTTGCCAACACAAGGCCGCCAACCCCGATTAACCCAGCATATCTTCCCTCAGAGATTGTCGGATAATCATGATCACCTATAGAATTTTTAATTTCTTCAGATCTCACAAATTCCCAACCTTCCCTAAGTTTTTTAGATACATTAGCTGTATCCTGAAAACCCTGCGATTCTGTTCTAATCCATCTGTGAACAAAACCCGCTGGCGCTTTAGGTGCATCCAGACTTGACGGTGGAGTCCAAGGCTTCTTACGAAGATCCTTAATTCTTACTTCTGACTCGCGTGAAGTTCTTTTATTTATTTTATCGCTCATTATACCTCCTTCACGTATTTAGCGTACTCTTCTAGTGGCACCCCTAATTTTTTGGCAATGGCCACCTGTGATTTGGTGAGTCTCACGGTTCTGCGTCCTGATTGTTTTCTACCAGCGGAAGCAACAGTTTGGACGGGTTTCCTGTTTTCCTCTGTAATCTCAACTTCTTGAGATTTTGCAAACTTATGAGGATATAAATCCCTCATACGTTTATCTACCTCATTATAGTACTCATCACTCTCTGCGTCAAACCCCTGACTTACCAAGTCTTCATGAAGCATAAATGCTGAGTTTGTCATGTATTTATCATTACCAAACCACTCATTTTTTTCAGCCCATGAATTGGCTTTTTTACTTGGAGTAATTGGTTGTTGAGTTGCTTGTTGCACAGGTTGAGCTTTTTGTTGATCATCAAAGGATTTCTTAGCTACCTCACGTTCGCTCATAACGATTCGTGCCTTTTCCTTCTCAACAGATAACCTTGTTAGTTCGTCTTGTGCATTTGCAATTTGTTCCACATCTTGAGACTCAATTGCAAGTTTTAACTTAGCTTTAGCTTGCGAACGTTGAGCATCAACTCTTGCGTCAAATTCTTTGATGTAGTTTGTATCCACATCCATATACTTAGATTCTGCATCTGAGTATTTTTTTTGTAAACCTTTAGCATATTCTAAAGCAGCTTTTTCTCTTCTTTCTGCTTCACGTATTTTATAAGTTAATTTATCAATACGTTTTTTTACACTATCAGTATACTGTTCTAGATTTTCACCTTCAGCTTTAACTTCTGTTTTAGTTTCAACTTTAGGTTGTTCTTCTATTTCTTCAATAGTAATTTTTTCTTTTTCTGCTTTACTATCGTGTTCTGTATATCCTAAATCAACTTCACCAACATTTAAGTTAGGAGCTTTTTTAGAGTCTTCTTTTTCTTTTACTTCAACTAAAGTTTCTTTAGCATCATCTAGATCTAATTCAACTTCTGGTTGTTTTTTTGTTTCTTTATCCATGTTGTCCTCCTATTAGTACATGTGCAAAATATCAGAGGGGTTATCAATTTTAGCAATGACTTCATCATCATTAAGAATTCTAACTTCACCTCCTTCAATTTTGAATCTGCTACCTGCATATCTTCCAAAGATTATCCAATCACCTTCCTTGCACCATGGTCCTAATGGAAATTTATCTTTGTCTCTAAAACAAAGATTACCCATTTTAAGAACGTAGGCACAAACAGTTGTCATTTGAATTGTATCTTTAGAAGTATCAGATAGAATAAGTCCACCTTTAGTTTGAGCTGGCCCAGCATAAGGCAAGACTAAAAGTCTCCAGCCTGTCGGCTGAGGCATTCTATCTAAAGTAGATTTATCTATTGAGTTTGGATTGAGCACTTTCTCAACCAATTCTTTTTCTTGGTAAACGTCTTTTAAACCTTCATGTATAGAAGGAATATCAGTTGTTACTGTCGTCGTCATCTTCACTATTCTCCC